AGTGATCATGTCAGAGTGGTCCAGGATTGCAGTGGAGTTTGGTGAGCAGCAGCTCAATTTGACTGAGCTTGAGGATTTCGCGAGAGAGCTGGCCTATGAAGGCCTTGATCCTGCTTTGATCATCAAGAAGCTGAAGGAGACAGGTGGAGATGATTGGGTGAAGGATACGAAGTTCATCATTGTCTTTGCCCTAACTCGAGGCAATAAGATCGTCAAGGCATCAGGGAAAATGTCTAACTCAGGGTCTAAGAGGCTGATGGCACTCCAAGAGAAGTATGGACTGGTTGAGAGGGCAGAAACCAGGCTCTCAATCACTCCTGTGAGGGTAGCGCAGAGTCTTCCCACCTGGACATGTGCAGCAGCAGCAGCCTTAAAGGAGTATCTCCCAGTGGGGCCAGCCGTCATGAACCTGAAGGTTGAGAATTATCCCCCTGAGATGATGTGCATGGCCTTTGGATCCCTAATTCCAACTGCGGGGGTATCTGAAGCCACAACCAAGACCCTTATGGAGGCTTACTCTCTGTGGCAAGATGCCTTCACCAAGACTATCAATGTGAAGATGCGTGGAGCCAGCAAGACAGAAGTTTATAACTCCTTCAGGGACCCTCTCCATGCTGCTGTGAACTCTGTCTTCTTTCCCAATGATGTTCGGGTGAAGTGGCTGAAGGCCAAGGGAATCCTTGGCCCAGATGGGGTTCCCAGCAGAGCTGCTGAGGTTGCTGCTGCTGCTTACAGAAACCTGTAAGCAGCAATTTGACATATCCAATTAGGCTAAATTCCATGATCCAATTCGACAAAATTAGACCTCCTTCGGGAGGTCACCAATGGCTGGCCAATCTCTTCCCCAAATGGTGTCCAGGGCTGCAGTTCTCAGTTCTTCATCAAACCTGATGAGGTTGTGGAATGGGCACCTATTTAAATAGTGTGCCATCAGATATGGGTAACCCTGGAGGACCCCAGGCTCATCATCCTCATCCAAGACACTGTATGAGCCATCTGTCTTCTTTTTGCGGATAGGAATGAAGAAATCCCAACAGTCTAACAGAGGCTTACGCAATGAGGAAGAAGTGAACAAGTGGTGGTTCAAGCTCATGCCTCTTAGCCTTGCAAGTGACTCTATCTGGAGGAGGGCCACATCCAGAATTGGGGATAGTCCAGTTATCAGAATCTCAGGCAACCCAAGTCTAAGTCTTCGCTTCTCTATGGCTTCAAGAGAATCCAATATCATGTCCCCTTCGAAAAGATACTTTTGGCTTTTTGTTATCCTGTGGAAGAGGCCCCGCCAGTTCTCTCTTCCGGTTTCCATTGCCCAGCTGTTCTTGATGGAGAAGAACATATGAGCTGCCTGTAGGAACCATACAGATGGCTTCCCACTAGGCCACCTAAGAGCACTCAGTTCTCTCTGGGAGTAGCACCTCATGTCCTTGTAGTACATGTCTAACAGCTGTTCAAGTCCAGGCTCAAGCTGATGAAGAGGATTTTTAGGGTTGCCAAACAACCATACTGTGTTGGTCATCTTGCCCATCCTCTTGACCATCGACAAAGTCAACACACTACAAGAGCATTCAACGAGGTCTCTCCTAAGAGTGGGGTACTCTCCCAGGGAAGGCTCAAGCCTAACAGTGTTAGCATTCATTGCTACAGATTTGAGGTCAACGTTGGAGCATTTGCTCAGCGACAT